GCCTGGTCGTCGTACACGCCGACCACCCAGGTACGGGGAGCGAACGTCACGGGGATACCTCCGGTCCGGGCGGGGGCAGCCGCTTGGGAGGCGGCGGCGGGAGAACAGACGCCGGCCGCGGGATGGCCGGGTTGGTCCAGTTCCGCAGGTGCGGCAGCTCGGCGGTGATGGCGTCCTCCGCGCCAGCCACGTCATCGGGGAACGTCACCGTGACCCAGCCGTAGCCGCACTCGGTGCACGCGAACCGCGGGTCGTCAGGCGTGACCACCTGCGCGGAGCCGCACGGGCAGTCGACGACCCACCGGTTGTGGTTGATCCCAGCCCACACCGATTCGCCGAGGAGGAACCCCTCCGGCGGGACGACGCGGCGCTGCTGCCGGTACTCGACCCACCGCCACACCCGCTCGGCGGGCGGCACCAGGTCCCAGGCGTCGGGCTCCAGTTCGGGGGGCGGGGCGTAGAACGCCTCCGCGCGCACCACAGGATTCGCCACGGTGCTCCTCTCAGTAGGCGAGCCGGGTCGTCGACCCGAGCACGGAGTAGGTGGAGTCGTCCAAGATCCAGACGGTGTCGGTGTTCGTCCTGCTGGTGTGGAAGTTGAGCAGGTGGGAGGACTGGCCGATCGTCTCGACGTAGCCCTCGACGGTGACCGTGGCCGTCGGCGCCGGCGCGGTCGATGGCAGCCCCGTGATCGTGAACACGGTGCTGATGTCCGCGGCCAGCAGCGCCTGGAACGTGGCGTCGGGGAGGCTGTACGCCTGGACGGGTAGCTGCCGGATCTCCGGCTGCGGGTCTGCATATCGGGACACCAGCCAGTACGCAGCGTCGAGGACCTCCAGGTCGGTCAGCTTCAGCAGGTTGAGTTCCTGCCGGCGGGGGCCGAACGCCTCGCGGCTGCTGTTGCTGGCCACCCGCTGTGTCGCGCCGTTCGGCCGGCTGCCGGTGACGGTGTTGACCAGCTTCTGGGTGTCGGTCGTCGCCTCGACGTCGCCGGTCTCCAGGTCGGCGTAGGCGATGGACAGGGCGGAGGTCGGGTTGTAGCGGACCGACCGGGCCTGGAACATGAGGCTGGCCGAGCCGCGGTCGGTGGCGAGCTTCCCGCCCTCGGTGGCCTCGACCTGCCGCATCATCTCCAGCGCGGTCTGCCCGCCCTCGCCCTGCGACGCGACCGGGCTGAAGTCCCCGGACGCGGCCACCGCGGCGATACCCGCGTACCCAGCGAGCCGCAGCACGCGGGTGTCGGCGTCCTCGCCAGAGAACCCGGTCGTCCCGGCGGTGTAGTGCGCGGTGTACACGGACGTCGCCGGCGGTGACGCCGGGGCGTGCATCGCCAGGTGGCTGATGGTCCCGTTCCACAGCCGGTCGTTGGCGTAGCCGCCGACGGTGAGGTGCCGCAGCCCGTTCATGGTGTCGACGAACGCGGTCGTCGGCCCCGAGCCGTCGATGTAGAAGCGGGACAGGACCTCGTCGTAGACGATGTGGTGCTGGGCGCCGTCGGCCAGATTCCCGGTGGGGATGGTGACGCTGGAGAACCCGGACAGCGGGCCGCCGGTGCGGGTCCACTGCACGACCAGGTCGCCGGTCCCGGACTGCAGGCTGAAGATGATCTGGAACTGGTTGCTGTCGGACCGCAGGCTGAAGATCACGCGGCCTGCCGTGGACGTGCTGAACCAGCACTCCAGGATCATGTAGTAGTTCGACACGGCGTCGGCGAACTGCACACCCATGTCGCCGGACAGGTACTTGCCGGAGGTCGCGGACACTGGGGTGAACAGCGGTGTGGTCAGGCCGTCGGCCGGCGGGCCGGTCCCCTCGCCGAACGCGAGCGTCCCGCCTGTCAGCGCCTGCGCGATGGACAGTGCCCCCGCGCCAGCGCCGGCGATGTCGCCCGCCGACGTGGCCTCAGACGGCTCGGACAACGGGTAGTAGGCCAGCGGGTCGAGCTGCAGGATCTCCTCGACGAGGAGGGCCTGCAGCGCGTCGTCGCCGGACAGCAGGTTGAACAGGTCGGCGGCGCCGATCCGGACGGTGTCCTGCAGCCCAGTCCAGCCCTGATTCCAGTCGGTGACCAGCCCGTAGAACCGGCGGTACGTGACGCCGTTCACGGTCTTGCTGACGCGGATGGGGCAGCCCGGCCGAATGTACGGGTAGTACGGGCTGGACGCGTTGCCCGCCGTGAACCGCCCATCGGAGTTGTCCAGCGTCATGCCGAGCGTCCCGGCCTGCGTCTGCGACAGCTCGTCCCCGGCGCCGCGGCTGATCCGGATTGCCTGCCGCAGATCGACCCACTGTGTGATGTCGGTCCACGTCACGCTCGTCGCCGTCGGCGCGTACCCGAACGCAGTCTCGATGAGCAGCGTCACTGCATGATCACCCCCTCCGGGAGGCCCATGGTCCGCTGGACCCTGAGCATGACGGTGCGAATCTGCTGAGCCACGGCCACCGGGTCGAGGGCGCCGTTCACCGTGATCTGGACAGGCACGACGGACCCGGCACCGCCACCACCGCCACGGACGCCGTCGCTGACCGGCAGGCCCGCAGCGGGCGCCGCCATGCGCATCGAGGTGCGATGGTCATAGACCTGCTCGCCGCCCTTGAACCGCACCAGCTCGGGCCCCTCTTCACCCACGAGCGCCCAGCCGGCCGACGGCCTGCCGCCCTTGGCGTACTTGGGGAATCCGCCGGGACCGTTGTGCCCGGGCGGCGAGTAGACCGTCCGGATGTACGTCGTCGACGTCTTGCCTTCGAGGGCGTCCAGCGCCCGCCGGGCTTGAGCGACTTTGCTGGTGAGGTCTGCGATGGTCGCGCGGATCGCGGCCTTCCGTGAATCCGGCACCCGGCCCAGCTGGGCCTTCGCCGAGTTCAGCTTCCCTTGCAGGTCGTCGAGGTTGCCCTTCAGCCGCGCGGTCTTGTCCGGCGTCTTCAGGATCTGGTCGGCGAGCTGCTTGGCCTGCTCCCGGTTGAGACCCATCTGCATCGCGACCTTGATCAGGGAGCCCCGACCGCGGTCCATGATGCCGTTGACGTACTGCCACGACTTGCCCTGTTCCCGCGCGGCCGCGGCGGCTTCCTCGGTCTTCGCGGCCAGGTCGCGCAGCGCGGCCTCGTTGTTCCGGGCCTTCTCGTCGTTGAGGTCGAGCTCGCCGTTGACGAACTTCAGCGACCGGCCGTTCTCCTGTGCGGCCTTCGTCGCGGCGTCGATCGCGGCCTCGAACCCGGACATGGCGCCGATGGCCTCACGGTTGACGTTGTTCAGCGCAAAGATCGCCTGCCGCAGTCCGTCGGCGCTGGCCTTCTGGGCGTCCAGCTTGGTCTTGGTCTGCTGCGCCTGCCGGCCGAACAGCCCCATCGACTCGGCGACGAGCTCGGCCTGGAACGCCATGTCGGCGAGAGAGTCCTTGTAGCCGGTGAGCTTCTCCCGCAGCTCCGCCTCGGTCATGCCCTTGAACCCGGCAGCGACCCGCCTGAGCGCCGCCTCCGCGAGCTCCGGGCTCCCGTTCTTCACCAGGCCTGCGAGCGCTTCGTCGAGCGCCCCGACGTTCTCCTTGGCGTCCTTCACCGGGGTGGAGTCCATGCCGATGAGCTGCGTCAGCCACTGCTGCGTCTTGTCGAGATTCGACGGGCGGGCCAGGGTACGGAGACTCTTCTCCAGCTCGCCGAAGTCGGCGCCCATCACCCGCGCGGCCTCACCACTGAGCTTGCCCGTCTTGCCGAGCCGGGCCACCGCGGACGTCATCTTGTCGACATCAGCCGGCGCGGCCTTGCCCATCTGTGACAGCTCGGTCAGGGCGATGACGAGCAGGCCGATACCGGAGCCGACCAGCGCCAGCTTCGCACCGCGCGACAGCGCGCCGAACGACGCGGTGAGCGCGGCCATGCGGCCGGTGGTCCCTGCCGCTGCGGTCTGCATGGCCAGGATCTGGGCGCCGAACGCGGCCATCGCAGCCTTGCCTGCGGCCATGCCGATCGCTGCCAGGCGCACGGCCTTGAGTGCGATGGTCAGCTGCAGCAGCGCGGAGATCGCCCCAGGCGGGACGGCCGCCACGATCTTGGACAGGGTGTTGACGACCTCGAGCATGCTGACGCCGACACCGGACGCACCGGTGAGGAGGTTCGTCAGCGCCGTGCCCACGTTCCGCAGCGTGTCGGCGACGAGGGGGCCCTGCGCACGGGCGTAGTCCATGAACTCGGCCAGCCCGCCGGACACCTTCCCGGTGTCAGCGGTGCGCATGAAATGGATCAGGGCGTCGTTGGCGCGGCGCAGGGTGCCGGTCGTGAACCGCTCGATCCGCCCCATGAACCCGTCGAACCCAGCGGTCTGCATGCCGCCGGCTGCGATCGTCACGAGGCGGTCGAACTGCTCGGCGGCGCCGCGGACCATGGGGGTCAGCTTGGGCAGGAGCCCGGACAGCAGCGCCATGCCCTTGGTGACCGGGGTCATGGTGTCCTCGGCGAGGGACTCGCTCCACCCCTTGTACTCGTCCTTCAG